CCGCCGCATCCCTCGCCGCATCCCTCGCCGCATCCCACGCCGCATCCCTCGCCGCATCCCACGCCGCAGCCCACGCCGCAGCCCTCGCCGCATCCCTCGCCGCATCCCTCGCCGCATCCCACGCCGCAGCCCCCGCCGCAGCCCCCGCCGCATCCCTCGCCGCATCCCTCGCCGCATCCCTCGCCGCATCCCTCGCCGCATCCCACGCCGCAGCCCACGCCGCATCCCTCGCCGCAGCCCCCGCCGCATCCCTCGCCGCAGCCCTCGCCGCATCCCTCGCCGCAGCCCTCGCCGCATAAGCGTCGTCTCTTACCGCTTCGATGGGACCGCGAATGGATGGGACTTGCGCCATACTTGTGATTTCTGGCAATGATTCAAGTGAATCCGCTTGTTTAACCAATCCTGCCAGTCGCAGCCATGCGGGAGTATGCACGCGCACGATCCAGTCAGCCGCCATCAGCGAGCGCCTTTCTTCAAGAGCCTTATTACGAGTGTTTACCAATCGCGGTATGAGATTTTTGAGCAGTCTGTCTCGGTCGGCGTCTGTGGGCAGAGCATCGTTCCATGAACGCAAGAACGCAGAGATTACCGGACATGCGCATTCTGGATGATCACTCCACGGCTCGTTAGCGACGTACGCAACGGCTTCCATTACGCAGAAAGTTGAGTCGGGAATGTGCGCACCTGACTTCAGAGACCACGTTTTGAACTTCTCCCACCGCTCAAGAATTACTTCGGCCATTAGAGTTTCTCCTTTTTACAACTCACCGCCCACCACAAGGCTGCGCAGACTCCGCAGACGATAAGCAGGAAGGTCACGCGCGCTCGTCCTTCGACGAAATGGCAGTCACAACAATCCAGACACCTGAGCAAAACAAGGCAAGTGACTTATCAATAATATGCGGAGTTGCGAGACAAGCTGCTAAGTAAATTGACGAGATTAAAGTACAAAAGTTTCTGTATTTCACAGCACACCCAACTCATGCAGCACCAGAATCACCGCCAGAGAGAAAGCCCCGCCTAGGAGCACGCTTAAGAACAGATCCGCAGGCGTGACCGGGCGTGTACGCTTGATCCAGTACCTAGAGTGCATGGGCTTTCTCCAATTCATCTTTGGCATTTTTCAATGACTTCCTGTAGGTTTCAACCAGACCTTCTAGCCGCCCGATGACGTACTGCTTCGCTTCTTCAAAGGTCTTGAAGTATTTATCATATGCGCTGATCTTGCTTGAGCGATTCTCGCGTGTTCCCCCGCCGTACATCTTTTCTAAGTAGACTAATTGATGCGGAGTTTCCCTGATTACTTCCACCGGAATAATTCCGTTGTCGTATTTCTTAACGCGGTACCAAGTCTCGCTCACAGTGCGCGCCCCCTTTCCTCTTGGTGCACTTCGTCGAACGACTCCGCTTCCCGCTGCTCGATGTCCTCGCCCTCGGAATGGCCGCTGTGCTCGCAGAACTCCGCGTACAGATCGGCGGCTTTCTGTTCAGGAGTGTCGGGAACCTTGGTGCCGCAAATAGGGCAGAAACTATCGTATTTACCTAAGAACTGCCCGCACTGGCACGTCGGGGCATCCTGAAGAATAGTTCCGTCCTTGTAGCAATACTTAGCGTAGTACACATGGTCCGTTGACTTGCATTCTGAGCATATCTTCATTGCCTTTCCTCCTTGCGTGCATCTGGTATGTAAGCTCTGACGGCGCGAACAAGAACCATCGTGATCGTGCGGCCTACTCTCTTTGCATGGTCACGGAGCATTGCATACTCTTCGGCGGGCAATTTGACCGACTTAGTAGTCACTGAGCACCCCTCATTTTCTTTTGTTCTCTTTGGACACGATTAACGCAAGCTGGATGCGCGAAGTTTCCATCTGGATAGCCCAGCCATCGGAGGAGCATCGTATATGCTGCGCCACCAAGTTTCCCGCATACCCGACATCGCCTGCCCGGTTTCAGTGTGTTTGTTTCCATGTCTACATTCTACATACAAAGGTGTCAAGAAGTATTTTACATTAGAAAATATTACACGATGGGAAAAGAAAAGCCCACTGCCAGTTCCTTCAACCGACAGTGGGCCTCAGACCTACGTATGGGGCTATCCCTGGATTTCGATTAGCCTCCAGTCGTGCTGTACTTACGAAAGCTGTTGCTGGCCGATGCTGGTTGCGGCTGGCGGAATCACGACCGCAGGGATGATCATCCATAGCTGCGTGCCGCTAATGACCGCTCCTGCCGCACCGTCAGGGCCGCTAACGCCGAGATTAAACGATGTAGCCGTGTCCGTAGCTGGTACCGTAATCGTGAACTCCGTGCCCGTTGTGTCGCCGGGGTTCGGTGCGAACACCACGTTCGGATCATCGGCTGTAGGTAGAAAGCTCGCCGGGGAATTGAATACACTGCCGCTCGGCAGAGGAATGAACTGAACCACTGCCGGAGCGCCTCCTGCTTGTACTGAGAAGTTCGTTGCCATGTTGCCTCCTATTTGTTTTTGTCCGATGTTTGATGCAAAGTTCTGATGCTTCAACAGATGAAGAATCTTTTCTAGTAGGTGATGGTTCTCGCAGACAACTGAGAGAATCCTGTCTTCCTTGCTGCGAATCTCTTCAAGTAGTTCCCGCTTGCTTGCCATGCTATGCCTTCAGTGCCGCTAAGTCTGCCTGTAAGGTTGCGAGGTCGAACCCACTCGGCGTTTTCTGCGTTACACTGTCCAGCCATTGCGGGCTGATTAGGCCATACCCTTCATCGCAATAAGCAGAAAAGAAGGCGTTGGTCATGTACTGAATCTTGCCCCACGTAACCACGGCGAAGCCCTGCGAGCCGTAGCCCATGATCGGGATGCAGTGGCCACCGTCTATCCCGCCGTCATCTGCAACCACGTCCCATGACTGCCCTGCTTGAAACTGGTCCATAGCAGAGTTGGGAAGGTTTACGCCGATGTCTAAAGCTCCGAATAGGAAGACAGCTTGCTTGACCGCTTCGATATTCGTTTGGTCAATGGCTGCCCAGCCTGTTAGATTTGGCTGCCCTGCGAATCCCTGGTTAACCCAGTAGGCGAGGAAGTCTGTAATTGCTGCGCCATTATCAGTACTCGGATTCCCCGGCACGTATCCACCAACCGTTTCATATGCTGCAAGGACTTGGGCGTCAGTCGGTGTGACTTCCGCTCCGGTGTGCGCCGTAAACTCTTGGACAAGGTGCCCTCCGCAAGCGAATACGCAGTCGCCTAGCTGATCGTTAAGCATCATCGGGTAAGACGCACATTTGTACTCCCAGTAGGTCTTAGTCGGTGGTGCGGGAAGTTCTGCTCCGAGATAGTTTGAGAGTAGCAGCGTGCGATAGTTCGGGCGAGGCTTGGTCTTGCCAAGCTGCATTCCTGGGCGTCCGCTCATTTCAATCCCTCCATCAATCGGTCAAGGCCAAGATCTATGTCCTTGCGGTAGCCGTGCTGCAAAGCCTCTGCGTAAGCTGCATCCCACGTCCAGCCTGTGGAAATGCGATACGCCGCGATAATCAGTCCCGTGCGGTCCTGCCCGTGTTCACAGTGAACGAATACAGCAACAGGAGCCTTAGAGATGAAATCGACTGCATTCGGGATGAGCGCGCCATTAAATCCCCCACCGTAAATCTCCAGAGGCGTGATAGGAAACCAAAGGAAGTTTTGTCCTTCTAGCTTCTGGTATTCCGCGCCTGCCACGTCGCTGCCTTCAAGATTCAGGATACTGGAGAAGTTCAGAGGGTAATCGCTCGGTTGCGGTCGCCCTCCGCGCCATACACGGTTATCGACTTGGACTAGGTTCGGAATCACTTAATATCTAGTTCCGGGTGACCGTTGGCGTTGCAAACCTCGTTGAAGTCGGCCACGAACTGTTTGCGGTCGCGCTTCACCGGGTTCACGGTGACGGTCTCCCGGCCTACTTTCAAAGTAGCTGGTGCCGGAGGCGTAGGCATGATTTGGTTCAGGAATCCTTCGATGGTGGAGACGATGATGTTTATCAGCGCCACGGCTATCTTAACTACCGGATTCGCAGACTGTCCCAGCGCGGTAATGAAAGATTGAATGTTCGCGGTGATGTCGTTAAAGATTAGGATGATCTTCTGTGCGAGCGTGTCCTTGGATGCGGCAGGCGCGTTCAAGTACTGGTCGATGGCCGCTGCGAGCGAAGCGAAGCCAGCCTTAATCAGTTCGGCAATAGCGTCGATTCCGGGCGCTGCTAAGGGGGCTACAAGTGTTAGGATTTGCTCAAATGCCGCGATGCCCACGGGCACCCATAGCTGGATCTGCTGCCAAACAGTGGTCGCATTGCAGCCTAGGAACGAGAGTGGAGCGAGAGACAGTGTTCCGAGGAATATCAACAACTGAAAGAACTTTCTTCGAGTTTGCATTGTGGCTCCATGATAATCTGATTTGGCCCAAAAGCAACGTCATTTCGTTGGCGCTTCGTAAAAAGATAATCTCCCAACTTGCAAGGTCAGAATGTAGCCCGCCTTTATCCAGTCGGTGGGCTCGTTGATGCTCGAATCGTTGTAGAACGTGGCCCCGCCAGTGATGTCTTTATCCGTACCAGCTAATACCGCATTGCACACATCCGAGCAATCCTGAAACGATGGGTCGCTATCCTCGGGCCATTTATCCGCGTTTGGGTCTCCCACGTTAAAGCTGGAGAACTGCCAAGGCTTCAGAATCACCGAGGGAATATCATCGCCCCACCAGCAAGGGTCTGCCGCCCTGTTGACGATGACGTGAGCGACTCCACGCTTGCCGAGTAGTCCTTCTCCTCTAGCCTCGCGCCAGACACACAACTTCATTAGGTCGCTTTGCGAGAGTTCTTCATAGGGCTGCGGTCTCACCGGTGAAGGCCGCTAGCTACTCCCGCGAACACGATAGACCAGAAATACAGCGCCACGCCGAGCCAGCCGAGATGCGGACGTATCGGAGACGGCGCGCCCGGATACCAAAACGCTGCGATAGTGCAACAAATGGCCGCTGCGATTACTAATACTAGTCCTAGCATGTGATTCTCCTTTAGTGCCAGAAGTGTAAAGCTATCTGAATCACCGCGAACATGAATCCAATTATCAGTACTGTCTGACTGGACTTCCCTGCCGTGACGCTCAGGGTCTTGTTTACTTCCTCGCGCCACTTGGCGTTCCCGTCCACGAACTGGTTATAGAGGGCGTAGGGCACGAATCCGCCTTTGTCGATGGCGTTCTGTGCGTGGGCATGGTTGAGGTCTGAAAGTCTGCGCTGAATTTCCTCGTAGTCCTTATCTCTCTGAAGCTGCAGAACCTTTATTTCCAGACCGTGCAGTTCCTTCAGGTGTGCTACTTCGCGCTCGACACGATAAGTCTCTGAATCCGTAAGCCGCCGCTCGGTCTCCAGTGCCCGGTCAACAAAGTTGATGACAGGGATAGAGACCGAGGAGGTCTTATCAGCCTCGGTGCGCGACTGCTGAATCACGGAATCGCCCCTCATGTTAATCCTTAGCTACAGGTTCCGGTGCTGTTGCCTTGGCTTCTGCTACCGCCGCAACAACTTGCTTCCCTGCGACTTCAGCCTTTTGCAACGCAGCCGCCTGCGCCACAGGATCTGGAGCACCGTGCAACTGAAGAAACTCACCCATGCGGTAAAGTCCCATGAGCACGAAGTTTATTCCCATGAGCTTCCAGACCATCGGACCTGGAATACCGAGAACGGCTCCGCCTGTTCCTGTAGTGAGTGCCACCGCCGCTCCGCTTAGGAACGACCGCATGATGCCAAGAAACCAATCTCCCCAAGCGTAGTGCGAAGCGTTCGTTACGGCAGTTAGCATTAGTCTCCCCTTTTACCTACCGCGTTCCAGGTCGCGGCCCTACTGTATTACTGTCGTTACTGTTGCAGCCCCGCTCGGAGCAAATGTGGCAGTAGATGTCGCTGCCAACACTACCGCTCCAGTCTTACCGTTCACCGAAGATACCGCACTAGTTGATCCTGGTATCGGCAAAAATATAACCCAACATGCGGCGCTCGTGGGGCAATGCGAGTCTGTTGCTCCCGTCGAGTAAGCCGAACCGCTGCCATAGTCGCAATGGCTGAAAACTCCTGCTGGCGGCGTACCGCACTGTGCGAAGGTCACACTAGGATCAACGGACCAGACTACGGGCCCACCAATGATGCGAGTCGCAGTCGGCGTCGTGGTTTGCAACAGCGAGATAATCGTTAGCGCAATTACGTGAAGCATTTCATCCTCCTATCTGACCGCCATACCGGGCGGCGTCAAAGGGTTGCTTGGGAAACCTACTGAAGGCGGAATCCCAGTACCCGCTAGGGCCGAAGTCTGCGGGCTGGTTACATCTGAATCCGCAACCGATAGCGTATCCGTTTTGAGGCCTAGGCTCGTTGGCGTGAAAGTGACCTGAATAACGCAACTGGTCGGTGTGACGTTCCCCGGTCCCAGCGTTCCGCTACTGCATCCGTTTGAAGAGATGGTGAACTGCGTTCCAACTGAAAGCGTCGGAGTAATCCCGGTTAGTGACGCGGATTTGGTGTTGGTCAACGTGAAGCTCGCCGCAGGGCTGGTTACGCCCACGAGTTCAGATGGGAAAGTATTCGTTGTCGGTGTAAGAGTTACCGAGCCGCCGCCAGAGCCTGTACCATTGCGCGCACCTATCGTCACTCCCGAGCCGGGGCGAGTAGTAGGAGTTACGGTCCCGCCTAACGTGCTATCCGTAGCAAGACCTGAGTTAAGCGAGGATAGATTCGCCCCGATTCCGATGGCACTTGACCCCCCGTTCGGGATGTAGGTCGTCAAGTTTACGTCAAGTGCTGATTGATTGAAAGACGGCGAAGCGTCACAGGCACAGGCCGATTGAAAGCCTGAGAACGTGCTCTGATTGACTCCGTTCCACTGCCAAGGATTAGGACCAGTGTTGCTCTCATAGCCGTTTACTAGCCAGTTTAATACCGGAGGAGGACCGCCTAAACCTGTACCGCTCAGGATGTCCACTCCGCAGTTGGCAAACAGGTTGTTCTCCATGTAGAGGACTTCCCCGGCTTGCCCTTGAATCGTGAGGCATTGGTGTACGGTCGTGGAGTCTCCGATGAAGGTGTTATTTGCCAGAATGTTCGTTCCAGTCCACGGATAGCAGGACATTGCTCCATTGCCGCCTACGATTGCCGATTGCCCTGAGACATCGAAGACATTGTTAAATACCGAGTAGTTTTCCTGCACCCCCTGCGTGCCGCCTTGCCCGCCCTGACAGTAAAGAGCGGCAGTGGTGTTCTGCGGCCACGTTCCGTAGAACCAGTTATTAGAAATCTGCATTCCGTTGATGGTCCCGCCGTTCGTTCCGCCGTCCTGAACATAGGTATGGATTCCGTCAATGTGGTCTTGGCAGCCGGTTCCAGAGCAACCGCCATCTGTCCAGTTAGCCGTGTCGTGAAGTTGGTTCGAGTCTATGAGGATATTCTGCGCAATTTGTCCGGTAGCATTTATTCCAAACGCCACGCCGTGCACATAGTTGTAAATATTGTTGTTCGTGATCGTCGGTCCCGCTGTGCCTGTCTGTGAGCCGAGAAAGAAGATGGCCCATCCGATGTCATGCATCGTGTTATGCGTGATCGTGATGTTTGATCCGAAAGCGTTGGCCCACACACAGTTGATATTGCTCGTGTCTGGTTCTCCGGTGATCGGGTCGCCTGAAACGTGGATGTAGAGGTTCTCGCAGGTGGAGTTTTCGATGACGATATTCGAGGAGTTTTGCAGGTTCCAAGCGTTCGAGGTCTGCTGAGAAGTGCACGGTCCACCGGGGCAAGTATTCGTAGACGTACCGTTGAGCGTGTTATGAACAGTGACGTTGTTGAAGGTGATGTAGGACTGTCCGTTGAGGTTGATTCCACCACCGGACGCACCAGCCGGGAATGCTGGAGATTGAAGGATTGATCCGGTATCGCCCATGAAGGTGATCGGACTTCCGCTTAGGCCGCTGCCCTGCCATTTCAGGAGATTAACATTGACTGCCGAAGCGAGCGTTCCGCAGAAATAGACCAAGGCTCCCGGTGAAATCTTTCCGGGTGTGGCTGTGGCTGCCCAGAAAGAACCTGTGTTGAAGTTCGCAACGCTGATGGTCGTCTGTCCAGGGCAGACCGTTCCCACTCCTGAATACGCCCCGCCTGATTGCGAGACGTAAATCGTATTCGGCGCTTGGGCATAAGCCTTGAGTTTCAGATTCCACGTGCCAGAAGGAAGCGTGACGGAGTAAGAACCATTCGCAGTCTGCAACGCAGGGTCATTGATCGGAGTTGTCGAGAACCAAGACTGCACATTCGAGCCGGGGTCTTGCCCGAGGTTCCACCCTCCGCTGCCATCAGGGGCGCTCGTAATCGAAGCCGCCAGCGGACACGTTCCTTCCGTGTAGGTGCCTGTGCAGTTCGGATAGAATTGCTGCCAGTTGATGATCGAGTTCTGAGAATAAGTCAGGCGATAGGTGGTTCCGTTTATGGAAGTCAATCCTACTGGCGGCGTCCATGTGATGGTGCACGATCCTGAGCAAGATGACGGGCTGATGGGGATGTCTTGCAAGACAGGAACAGGGCCGAGCGTGTAAGAGTTCGGATTAGCTAGGTTGTGGTTGATGATGCAGTTGTCCGTGTACATCATTTCCGGGGAGTAGAGTTCGGAGTAAGCACCGCTTCCCATGCGTTCGATGTAAAGCTCCCATGAAGGTTGAATGCTTTGCAGGTTCAGGTCAACCATTGAGTTAGTCTCGCGGCAGACAGAGGCCCATTGGGTATAGTTCTCCCCGAAGAAGTTTCCCAGTCCGGTAGTTCGTGAGCAGTCGTTGTTCGTGTTGCATGGCGGCGTGGTATTTGCATAGCCGGGGTAGGTCTGATAGGGCACGCCCGAAGTGGATGGACCTGAACCGGAAACAAAATCTTCGTGAAGGAACCAGTATCCCGAGCCAAGCATGCTCTGCTGAATCCCTGCATCGGTTATAGGAACGCTCACGTTTGTGGCAAGTCCATCGTTTAATACCGTCTGCGATGCCGCGAAAAGAGGCCCACGGAAAAGGTTCTCTGTTTCATCGAAGAGAAGCAGGTCGAACTGCGCCGACTGATTCATGAAGCCTTTGGCAACGTGGTAATTCACAGGCGCATTACATGGGGGCGTTGATCCAGCGCAATCATCGGCAGAACCGTTAGGATTGAGTCCGGTTAGAAAGTACCCCCGAATGCTTTGCCCTGTTGAACATTGCGAAGGATAGATTGAATGTCCCGAGCCAGAGCCACTCTGCGGCATGGCCTGACAGTCTGAAAGCTCCGTGATGGAGTACGGCGGAAGAGAATATCCCGACGCGAATGCCGGGGCGAGCAAGCCATAAGCGGCGATACTCTCCATCGGAGCAAGCGCGGTCGATTGGCAAGAGGTTCCTGAATAGGCAATAGGATTGTGCATTCCGCAGGCGAGAGCGAGAATCATTGAGCCAACGCCGAGCGCGTGAGCGCAAGAGCGAGTGGCAGCGCACACGGAGTGACCTGTAAGCAATGCCGGATGGTTATACGGAAAGTTTGTGCCCACGGCGAAGTCCACCAGTCCTTGTGCAATTACCTGCTGTCCAATCCAGTAGTTGGCAGTAAGAAGATAGAAGGCAGTGGTGCCCTCGTGATGGTAGTGATCGTTATTCAAATCACCGTCGCAGTTCTGCCTTTGGCCCAGATTGAAGGTCGTCGTCTTGTTGGGAAATCCACTGACCGCGAAAATATTGTTTGAGTAGGAGACTCCCCGCCAATTCCCTGCGAAGTCTGAGCGCGGTACGCAGCCCTTTCCTATCTGGTCTTGATAGAAGTTCTCAGACCATTGCAGTTTTCCCGGCTGTGAGCCTGAAAGAACCATTTCCGTGCCGTTCCAGCCCCGTTGCAGCCACTGATAATAAGCAGCCATTGCACCGTCTTGCTGGTTCGGTCCACCACCGTTCCAGATATAGGACGGGAAGTTATACATTGTGGTCAGCATTGTGGCGTTCTGCCCAAAACATCCTGTTGAGCATCCGGTATCGGCGAGCAATTTGCAGGCATTCGCAGAAGTTGCTCCAGAGGCGAAGCTGGGCTGCGTCGAAAGGTTGATGTAGTACAAATCCTCAGCGCAGGGATTCGGTATCGGCGTCGGAAGCATCGGGTTATAGGTGAAGTACGGGAAGCGCCCTACAAGCGCCTGTTGATATTCAACGAAAGTGTCAGACGGCGAAGAAGGTGCGGACGTGAAGAAGTTAATCCAGATGTCTTTGATCGGGTAGTACTCGGTCCAGGGTGTTAGGTAGGATTGCGGCGTGGCAAGGTTCATCACGGCAGAGCTCTGGTCCGGCATTAGGCCAATGCGAATCTCCGCTCCCTGTGATAGAAACTCCAACGAAGCAGGCCAGTGCTGGGCCATTCGGCTTATGCCAAACTCCACTCCGTTTCCTGCCGTATCGACTTGCATTGCCCAACCCGGAGCGTTCGTGCCTGTCGCTGTTCCAAAGATGGTCTGCGTAGAGGCGATTACGAATCCTGTAGGTGTCGTATAGGTCCATGCTGAGGTCGTTCCTGTACGGGAGATAGGCGAAGTCACGCAAGCGTCAGGATCACTGCTGTGCACGTTGCCCGGAAGATTTGATGTAAAACAGTTTGGCGCATTGAAGTCAGCCCACAAATCAAGCGGCGTATATCCCTGTGTTAGAAAAGCCGTATCGCTTCCCGTTACCAGCGTGGCTGTCGCCGTCGTTGTCGGCCCGTTTCCGAAGGTAATTGATCGGTTTCCATTGGCAAGGTTAGGAGTCAGCCTTGCTTCAAAAGAAGAGAATTCCTTTCCTGCGCTTTGCACGTCTCCCGCGTTGTATGGAGATGGTTGAGTAAAGAGTTGCGCGTTCTGCGGAGTTGCTTCCAAATGGAAGTCAGTGTGTCCCTGCCAAAACTCATAATGCGCACCGTACTGCTGAAGATTATCCCCATTGCTGTTTTGCAGGTTTCCCTGACAGGCGAGTTCTCCGAGCATCCCGCCATTCCGTAAGATTCCGCACGTCGAAGCCGAATCTAAGAAAGACTCGTAAGGTGTGGTGCAGGGGTCTGTCGTTCCCGAGGCAATCGTAGTCATCGCCGGTGGATTTGTGCAGGACACAGATAGGATTGAATTAAGCGCAAAATTCGCGTGTGTCGGCCCGTTCATCACGAAGCCGTCTGCGCTTGCAAAGGTTCTACTTCCCAAGACAAGCGTTGTAGAGCTTGTATTTGTTATGAGCTGGTGAATCAAATCGTTGTTGGCTTGGTGAATTGTGAACGTCGCCCCGCCTGCCCCTGTATTGACGATGTAGATCCCCGAAGCACACACGGTTGCGTTGTAGAGACTCCAAGGCAGAGACGTTGCTGCAACCGGAGAACCGCTGGAGCAGGTAATCATCGGAGTTGAAGGGAGATTCCCTCCCCCGCTCGCTACTTGCGTCAGGCAAACATTCGTGGTATCGAGCGTACCTTCCGTGAACGCAGGGTCTTGCGTGTTAATCCATATCCCCTTGAAATTGCCATCGGCCCAAAGAGTAGAGGCTGAGAACTGGCCGTTGACTGGGGCGCTCGTGGAGCAATTCACAAGAGAAAGCTGTGCCGTCGTGCATCCGTATCCGATTGGCGTTCCTGTGCACGGAGAGGTCGGCGTGACGTTCCATTCATCGGGAATCTGCCAGCCAATTGTGTTGACCGGAGCATTTGCCGGTCTGCTTGTCGCTACGGGCTGCGGAGACGAACAAGAGGTACAGCCTCCGGGCCATTCCTTCGCTTGTACGCCTATCGCTATCGGCATGTTCAGCGTCCAAACTTGTGAAGCGGAAACGCCTCCGGGTCGGATGTCACATACAAACTGATTCGTGGCAACGTTGAAAAAGCACGTGGAATTATAGGCGAGAGGGCTTGTTCCTTGAATCATCGCAGGTGAGCCGCTATAACCCAAGGTTCCAGCCGTAATTGCAGCAGCGGTCATATCCGTCCAGCCGAAACTAGCATCTGTCGAAACGGGATCGTAGAACCAGACGTGAGCACAAGTCGTTGTGTTGCAGGTATTCGTTCCTGTTGCTGTGCCCTGATTGTCTACATGAACTACTCTCCCGATGAATTGGTCCCAATCCATCATCGGGCTTAGGTTCGGAGGGGGGCTGCTAGGACATGCTAAAGTGCATCCTGAAGATATAGTCTGCGTCAGCGTTTGAGCTATCGTGTCATAAACCCAAGTATCGTTTAGACAACTTTGCGGAGGACTAGGCCCAGGCGGACACCCAGCGGGGTTTGATACTCCTGGGGTTAGGGCTTGTCCGAACTGGCCGCCGAATATGAGTATTTGATGACTGAATGCGCCGAGCGACGGGAGCTTGGAATCGCCTTGCGCCCAGCGCGCATGAAAACCGGAGGGCGGCGTGATGTTTTTCCAAGTCTGCGTGGCAATATAATAGACAAGAATCTCGTTCTCAATTGTAGAGTTCCACTGTCCGCCGATGATGATGAGGCAGTCGCAAATCCGCTCGAACGTCATAAACGGGAATTTATAGCCGCAATTCGGAGTTGCGCCCGTCGAACAGGGCAAGCCGTTTCCTGTAGCCGCGTGGACAGTCTGAGCTGTATTGCTCCCTGGCCCACCCTCGCAGTAAATGGATGTCGTGAATCCGCAGACCGCTTGCCAGTACCAACACTTTTGTCCCGTGATTCCACCAGCATTACAAGACGCTGTTGGCGAGTTGTTCTCATAGGCAAAATAAAGCTGATAGGTCGCCACGTGCCCGACGATGATTTGCCCCGGCAGGGATTCAATGTCGCCACTTCCGGTAGTGCACCAATAGAAATTTCTGTTGGTATCGAATGCGCAGCCTTGCGTGTGCTCACGGTAGGGCTGGTTTGCTTGTTGGCCTGGGCCAGTGACGTATGTGGTGCCGCCTACCAATGCCGAGCATCCGCCAGTGCCTCCCGTGTTCTGACAAGCTGAAGCCGAGGTTATTACGGTGTAAGTGATAGTCGTGCAAAGAGGCTGGTAGACTGGATTGACCCCGGAAACTCCGCAATTGCTACCGACTACGGTTTGCTGCCCATTCGCGCCAGTAACTAAAGAGTTCTGAACTAGAAAAACGGCTCCGGTTGGAACGTACCTGGCGGAGGCTGCGACAAAGACAATGGTAACGGTGGTTCCAGATTGAGTGATTGAAGAAATGGCCGTCCCGGTAGCAAGCCCAGTACCGTTTAATTGAACGAAGGGAGAGGAATTGAAAAGCTCCCAGCCGTCATGTACCCCAGTTTGCGAGGTTCCGTCGTCTTGGCCAACATTCTGAAAGAATATCCCGCAGCCCCATTCGCCCGACGCACAAGAACTGCTCGCAAGGTATCCGATGCCGCCCTTGTCGAACGGATCGTAAATCATCGGCTGCTGGCTGAAAATTCCTGAAGGGACAACGTAGGGAGTGAAATTCGTTCCGGGCGAGGGACAAAGATGGCTTACTAGATTTACAAGACAGCCCGTATAAGTTCCGGTAATCGGTGTAGCCGAAGGAAAGGTACTATTTGAGCGAAGTTGGTTCCACTGCTGCGCACCGAGAGGTGCGGCGAGAACCAGAAAGAGGAATAAGAGCTTTCGCAAGCTAGTTTTCTCTGTGAAGCCGGAATACCTGACCCGTAATGCTGTTCGTTGCTGATGCGGTTCCCCAAGTGGCGACAAGTGCTAAGGTTCCCGAGGCGCTCGTGTTAACTGCCGTAACCGTGCTAGCGTTGGGCATACCCCATGTGATTGAGGTTGTGCCCGCGTTTCCGTAAACAAAATTACCCGTGCCATACACGGCAACGCTAGTTCCAACTGCCGCCGTGCCCTGCATCTCGCAATGCAGAGTCCATGACTTGGGCGTCGATACGCTAGAGGTGATAGCCTGCGTGGGAGTGGTGCAAATCGTGGCACCACCATATGTTATTGCGATGGTAAAATTCCCTGCGCTTGCCTGCGTGCCCAAAATCCCTGAAGCGTCTACTACAAGAACTTGGTTAAGCCCCACATAGGAAGCGGGAATGGTGCAAGAAACCATCGTTGTTGCAGTCGTTGTGTTCACGACAGTTTGATTGGTCCACGTACCGCCGTTCTGGTCGCAACCGGAAGGTATGGAATATCCAGTGGCAATAGTCGTTGGATTTACTGAAAATTGAGTATAAGTGAATGCGCTACCAGCGGGACCGATGCTCGTAATGTTAGAAGTTAGCAGCCAGCTCGTTGTTGTGTTGACCGTGCCACTTTGAACCGGAATTGCTCCGGTATTGTTCACGTCGGACGGTTGGTCGTAGTCAAGCGCGCGAGTAAAAACTGGAGACACTAAAGAAGCTCCCACAACGGTTGCTGTGTAAATTCCATTTTGCGTTCCGTCCGTCTGATTCTTTAAGAGCACGCGCTGGCCGATAGTGTTGATCGCGATTCCGTCAAGGGTAAACGCTCCGGTCGCCGTCACGGTAAATGTGTCCCCTATTCCACTTCCCACTGAAGTATAGGTACCCGTCACATTGGCCGTGGATGCTGCCAGAACCGCTACGGCTGGATTCACGCCCGCGATGGCGTTGTTGACTGCCGTGGTGACGAATGCAGTATTAGCTGCCTTGGTGCTGGAATCACCTGCCGTCTGCGTTGAAACAAGAGTGGAAGTAGCTCCGGTGAAATCCTGTGCTCCAGTGGTGTAAGTGTTGGCCTGTCCCGTTCCCACGCACGTCGCACACGCTACAACCGGAGTAGTCGTCGGATTCGTGGTGCTGATAAGCCCGGCTCCGCTTACATTCGTAACCGTTCCTGTCCCGCTCACCGCTACGCAATCGCTGGCCTGGGGAGTGAATACAAAACCTGCCGTATTGCAGCCTGTTAGCCCCTGAATCAGAGTCGCAGCTTGTGCCGCTGTAGCCGCCGCATCTGCTGCCCCGGCAGTTCCATAACGAAATCCGGTAATGCTTGTCGTGTTTATCGCCCCAGTAAGGCCGATCACAAGGGGGAGTGTCGCGCTCAATCCTGCGCTACCGATATTCGCAATGGGAATGGCCGTTGGAAGTCTAGCTACCGCAAGAGTCCCGCTAGAAATGTTTGTAGCGTTTGTTGTATCTGTCGTCGCGCTTGGGGCAAAGGAAGTTCCACTTGTCTTTGTGCATGTTATGGCTCCCGTATTAGCCATTGTGCAGTCGCCACTGAGGGCAACGTCCACGGGCAAGTTAGAGGAGTTGCCCACATATAAGTGAGTGCTCGAAAGGGCAGCGGCGATAGCTTGCTGGCTGGAGTTTGAACCAAGCAGCTTGGCTGAGACAGGTACTGCCGCTCCGTTGATCTGCGCTACGGTTGGGTTGGGATATGTTCCGCTTAAGTCTCCACCAGCAGGGCCAGTTGGTGCTCCTCCGCCCCCTCCCCCGCCCCCCGCCGTCAAAGACGAAAGAGATACATTGTTTGAGACATTGATAACTACAACCGCCGTTCCGCTTGTGTAGGCCGAACAGCGCACCCGAAAGACTTGTGCTCCGGGCACTCCGCAAGTCCATGTTCCTGCGGCTGTCGTGCTCGTTGCCGCGGTCGTGGAGTTTGGCGGATAGCAATTCACCGCTGATTTATTCGCCTCGGCGCCATCAGCAAGGATCTCAAACTGCAAGGTCGCGCTGAAGGTGCCAGAGATGGTAAACGTAACACTACCCGTGCTACCGGGATTGAGATTAGCCGCGGCGCATGCGTTTGATGTCGCGCATGTTGTACCGGATGACGTGATATTGCTACCCTGCCCCTGCGCACGCCATCCGCCTACGAGCAACAGAAACGTGAGCAGGATTAGTTTAGTTTTCATCTTGCGCTCTCCTCTTAGAATGGGCCTTCTACTATAATGTGAAAATTGCCATTAACTACCGTTCCAGATTTGCTGAGGATATATGTGAGCGTCCCACCTGATGCGATGTTGTGAACACCCGTGTATGGATTTCCGAATCCAGAAGACCCACAAGTCTGACTGCCTTCGCCGTCAGCTCCAGGGCCACCGGTAAAGGCATCGGTCCAATTCAATGTAAGAGTTACGGTATTTGCGCTTCCAGTACATGCGACATAAGTTGTTGTCCGATATACTCCGGTACTGGGGGCGGTGAAAATCGTGCCGCTAGAAGGCAGGCTCGCGCTTGCCACTGTCTGCACTACGTCTGCCAGCATCCCAAACGTCCTCGGATAGCTCTTTACTTCCACCTGCCATGTCGAGGTCGTATCGGGTGAGTAGAATGTCGCGGTATAGCCGGGAAGCAGGGTCAGGGTCGTGGAGTTGCACCAGATCGGGCAAGCGAAGGTTCCGGTCGTGGTGATTACATCCGTATACAGCGCCGTGAAGTTTCCGATGCTCCCGTAATAATTTGCTGTTGGAGTGGAGAATCCTGTCGTGTTCGGGGCGGGCATCGTGTCGGTCATTGCCGACGTTGCATTTCTGTGCATGAAGCAGGAGAAGTCTGAGGCTTGGTAGGTATAGCTGGTATTCGTTATTTCATTGTTTGTGTTGAGTGTTGCTCCTGCGCCGCCCGGACACTGGCCCAGCGTGGTAGTACCCCAAGTGCCAGGAGAGCCGGGAGTGTAAGCATTGGGAATTACCCGAGCGGTCGCGGTAAGTGCCGGAACGTCTGCCACACAGTTTGCATTTCCGTTCGCAGCGATTCCTTTCGCTACTGGAGTTGCCCCACTGCATTGAGTAGGAGAGCCGGAAAGCGCCCCTGCGGTCGTCGCCGTTGTCGCGCTTGTCGCCGTCGTCGCGCTTCCTGCGCTCGTGGCAAAGGTAGAAGTCAGAGCGTTGCCGTTTCCTGCTAGGAACTGAGTTGCTCCGTTCCCAGTGGGACAAGCTAGACTGACTGCGCTTCCGCCAAAGAACCAGTTGCAATTTATGAATCCTGATCCTGCCGCTGGCAATGTATTATTGAAGTCAGGATTCGGGACGGTCGTGCCGTTGACGCTTACCGAGGTTCCCCCGCCCCCGGCTGTCAAAGTCACTGTGTAAGGGCCGAGTGTTGCGCCTCCGGGGATCGTCACGGTGAAGGTATAGGCTCCCGGTGCCACCCAAACTCCCCATTGGCCGTAGCCGTCTGTTGTCCCTGTGCAGGTATTTGTACCAGCTAAAACTATCGGAAGGTTAGACGGGCATGGTGTCCCAAGCGTGATGTCTGTATATGTCGTCGCTCGATTCACGCAGGGCACATTGACATTAGGTGAGGCGCAAAAGTTGATGACCGCGTTCGGCACGGAGTAGAGAGGGCCGCCAGGAATCTGACCTGAGATGATGGGATAGTTGTCTCCCGCACGCACGCCTTGACCAAATGCTGCCGGGGCAAAACAGGAAAGAATTATCAGCAATCTAAGGAATGTTTTCATTGGCAAATCACCGATGCGACATATTGGCTACTCGCTACGGGAGTTCCTGAAAACTGCAAGACGATCTGGGTGGAACTAAGGCTTGTGATATTCCATTGATTTGAAAGAGGAGCGTTACCGTCAGCTCTGCTAACGATGCAGATCGGAGCACTCGGTGTCCATGCTCCGTCCTCAAACGTGACAGTCATAAAAGGACCAGCGGCAGGGCTTGTTCCGGCGGTGACCCCTATGCTGAATCCCGCGTCTTGACCCGCGACGGAAGTGACACTGGCTCCAGATCCCCAAGTTGGACTTGTGGAGAGCGCGACATTCCCCGAAACTTGGGCCGTCCCTTGATTGGCAAGGATTCTTTTAACGCTTAAGAGCGAAGTGGACGTTACGTTGCTAGTTTTCAGGCCGTTGTTATAGGTAATGTCGGTAAAGGTTCCCGTTCCATTCGTGTCCGCCGACGCAGTGTTATAGTTGCCCTCCCAGGTGACAACGGCCTTGGCACTATTCGCCGTGATCCCGCCAGCGGAATACCCGGCGAGATAGTTGTCCTTTATCGTTGCGTTAAAAGTTGTGGAGGCGTTCGTGCTCCCTGAAATGTTGATGTGGAAAGGATAGTCACCAACACAGGGTGAGCAATCTACGGTATTCTGGGAAAACACCACATTCCATGCCTGCATTAAATTGGAACCGGCATTCGCCACATTCATAACGTACTGATGGGAATAAGCCGAGCCATTGAAAAGCAGGAAATTGTTATGGACGTGCAAGCCTTCAATCGTCACGAGCGAGCCAAGGCTGTCGTCTATGTCGATGAAGTAATCCGAGAGTTCCGCGTCTACAATGTCGTGGATCTCAATTCCCGCATTGGTTCCATTGAGCAGAAAGACTTGATTATGTACTCCATACTCCCCGCCATCCACATTGACGTTGGTGCAGTTCGTCAACTTGAATGCTGTATTCGCGCTGAAGGTCTGGTTGTCCCGAGCGATGATTCCTGCCGTATTGCTGAAGTCAAAGGCATTCGTCATCCCGTTTGTCGGAAGCGACGCCTCTGTCCCGCCGACTTGAACGCCTTGCACATTTAGCGTGTTGCAGTAGGTGCAGGCAATTCCGGTCGTGATGATGTTCTGCGAGAGGAGATAAAAATTATTTAGCGAGACGTTATAGATAAGCGTGGTTCCATTATTGATGTTGATAGCCGTCCCTGAGCCAGTGAACTTTAGGTTAGGTGGAACGGTCGTGCCGCTGCCGACGACGTAGTACCCTTCGATCTTGATGGGCGAGGCGAAAGTGAGTGTGGTGGCATAAGAGCAAGTCTTTCCCGGTGGAAGTCGGAGCGTAACGTCTGCCGCAATGGATGCATTCCCCGCGCCCTGCAAAGCTGTTGAGTCATCAGTTATACCATCGCACTTCGCCCCGAACTGTGCTGCCATCGGATCAATGTACGGATAGATGACGCCCTGTAAAATGGCATTGCCGGTAAGCGTGGCTCCACCTGTAAAGTTCGGTGCTCCGCTAAAAATAGGATTGCCGCTGAAGATTGGATTCCCTGTAAATGTTCCTGCGAACGATCCGCCTGCGGTCGCGTTCATTACTCCTGCGAAGGTGATTGGCCCCAGAAATGTATTTCCGCTTACGATCTGGAAAGGATTGATATTATCGACGCACCACTGTTGAACATTGTTCTGATCCGCCACGCAGAATTTATATGCTTGCATCCCGAGGTAAATTGTGGCGAAGCCCCCTGCGTCCAGAACGATTGGATTGCTGTTCAGATATGTGCCTGTAGATTCAACGTAGGTCGCTAGAGGCATCGTGGTTCCGGCCGCGTAGGTATAGAGGAAGCCGCCTGCTAAGGGCTGGCCGCTTGCATTAAAGAACTGCTGGTGAGCTACGGGCGAGAGTTGTACGGGCGTCTGGGCTTGCGCTGGGAGACAGAAAAGGAATAGAATCGCCACAATGATAGAAGCAATCGTTATCGGGTGCTTCGCGTATCTCGCAACGAAATATTTCATTGCTGTCCTTGATCGTTCGGAGCTTCGGCGTTGGAAGCGTTCCCGAGCGCATTTACATAACCGTCATATCTCGCAAGACCCACCGGAAGATTGATACTCCCCTTCGACGCTTTGTTGAGTGCGATTGCAACTTTAGACTTGATATAAGGGTCATCGAGGACCGCTTTCATTACCCCCGCAACTCCCGCTACTCCACTGCTCCCAGTAACAGCCTTCGCAGTGCCCGCAACGATTGGCGTGCCGATTCCAACTAATTGATGATTGGAAATCCTACTCACTGCCCTTTGAAGGAACTTGTCGAGGTTGATCGCCTGTGAATCCTGAGCGTTTAATTGGCTCAATTCTGGAAACTGATTAGCGAGTTCTTCCTTTATTCCGCGAGCAAGGGCCTTCTGGGATTCGACGGTGGCGCTGCTTAGCTGGCCGTAGTTTTTGCGAATCTGCGAATAGGTGCCTTGCTTGATCGCCTGCGCGTCCGAGGCTGGAATATTGGTCGGCTGATTGGTTAAAAATTCATTTCCGCTATTTGCTACTGCGTTCAAATCTGCGTCAGGGTTTACTTGAGATGCGAAATTCTGAGCAGTCTGACCCAAACGAGATGCCACTGCATATTTATTGACCGTCGCTCCTGGGCGAGACGCGATTTCTCCAGCAATCTTTCCGTTTAGTTCGTCTATCAAATCGCCCAACTTTTCCAATCCCCCTGCACTGACTGGAATTTCGTTCTCCAGTCCACCAGTAACCGCACTAGCTACCCTCGCGGGTTGGGCCACAGTGGAAGGTTTCAATGCGCTCTTGTAATATTCCGCTGCTTTTGTCCCTGCATAATCTGCTATAGGGCCTGGGAGATTTACGGCAGCCTTCTTTAGGATTGAAGGTGCCATTAGGTTTGTAGCCATCCCCGCTGTCGCGCCTAAGCCTTTTGCGGCTTCGCCTGTGCCTATTTGTGTTCCAGCTTTGTCAAGTTGTGGGCCGAGGAAAGGAACAATCCCATAGAGCGCGTGAGCAACGCCTTCTCCGTAGTCGCCTTTCTTAAATGCATCTTGCGCTTTATCAAGTAAAGCCTGTCGATTGGAGGCATCAGCCATATAGGTATCAACCGGATGGGCGACAGCCTGCGCCGCACCTTTAATTCCCGAGACTGGATTCACCTGATTCCAGTATTCCTTCGCAAAATCTGTAGCCTCATCGAGCCAAGATTTCTTCTGCGGGGCCGAGGAATCATATTTCGTGAAGTCTATCGACGGTGCCGCTGCTGGCGGGGCTTCGTACTTGCTCCAGTCGATTGTATTAGTCTGGCTCATTGAATCGCGTAACCGGCTGCCTTTGCTTGCCTAGTCGCTTCCTCAACGGAAACGCCATGATCTTTCGCTGCCTGTGCTACTGCTGCCGCGCTTATGGTTTTGACTGGAGCATTCTGCTGCGGCTGAGCGCCGCCGAAATTAGGCTGTGCCTTAACACCAGCCTGATACTGTTGCTGGAGAGCTTGACGCTTAGACTCCATCAATGCTTGCGCCTGAGCTATTGCCCCCTTGAGTTGCTGCGGCGAGTTGGCTGAATTGAATGGACCTTGTACCTGTTCAATCTCCGCATCCGTTGCACCACCGCCTTTGAAAACCTTTGATATTTCACCGGAGAGCGCATTCTTGATGACGTTGAAGTTCGTAGTCTTATCGCTGCCGAATTGATAGCCGAGAGCGTTTCCAATCTTGTTTAGGCCGCGTATATCGCCATTGTTAAGCGCGTCAGTTGCTGTGCTGAGTTGCTTGGCATGCTCGATGGCGGTATTGAAAGCAGTCAGGCTCTTGGCAGCATCGCCCGATGTAAATTCTTTCTTCACTCCTTGCTCGATGCTGAAATCTCCAGAATTGAAGTTGGGATTGATGCCTTTTACTTCTGCAAGTATTTGCTGTTTGACTGCGATAGGCGTGCGGTTCGATACCACATCCTGCCATTTGATCGAACCGTCCGCGAGTCCCTTTGCGATTACTGATGGTTGCCCGGCCTGCCCCGTCGCTCCCGCGTTCTGCATATTGAAGTTGAAAGCGGGAACCATCGTTTTATTGGTCTTATAGGACTGCAAGAACGACTTATCCGCATCGCTGAGGGGTTGTCCTTGCTGCTGCGCTGAACTTATCCGCAAATATTTCTGTTCGGGATTCTCGGAGATTCCACCAGGAAGGCTCGCACCGAACTTTTGAGCCTCAATTCCAGCTTCCTGTACTTTGGCGCTGGCAGTCTGTTCTTGAGCCGTCGTTTCGCGATTCTTTTGCTCCTGATTAAACTGCTCAGACTGTCCCATCAACCCTTTTTCCATGATGGAAAGCTGATTTCGCAGAGCTTTAGGATCTTGGTTCTGTTGCAGTATTTGTTGGATGCCTTGTGCGTGTTGCGGGTCAAGCAATCCTTGTTGCACGGCATCCTGCGTTGCTTGAGTCACGCGCTGCGGGAGTCCTGCATCATCACCAGATGTGGCGGCTTGCAATTTTCCTAGTAACTGATCATTGATTCCCTTCTGATTGGCAAGTTGGTCGGTCTGTAACTTCGTCAGTGCAGTTTTCTGCTGGAGAATCTGATTCTTCATGCCGAAAACTGCGGTAGCCGAACCACCGTGTTTCAAAAGTAATCCAGGCAATTCATCCAGGCTTTTGCCGTCCCAATCCTTTAATGCCGCAGTCTGCGCCTGCTGATCCTGCAATTGCTGCGCGCGCATCTGATTCTCTTGCTGCAAACCCACTTGCTGAAGCTGCTGCGTCTGCTGCTGTCCGGCCAGCGATTTAAGCTGCATGACGCGCCCGTATTCCTCAATGGGATCGGGAGGCTTTGTGTTTATCGAAAGCGCGGCTAGGGGTACGCTGCTCATTTATCCGCCCACCGGATTACCGTTCGCGTCAAAAGTTACCGGATTATTATAAGATCCATAATCGTTCCCTTGTGGAACGTTTGCCGGGTTATTGGGATTCGGAGCACCACTTGGGCCGCCCAACAGATTTGCGTTAGGATAAAGCGCCTGAAGCAGTGCCAACTGACCGATGCTGTTTGAACCCGCACCGAGAGAATTAGTCAGTCCAGCATAACCGCTTGCGGTCGCTGCTCCAGCCAGATTAATATTGCCGCCGATTTGCTGACCGGCAGAAGCGTTGATTCCCGCCACATTTCCAGCGGCCTGTGCGCCTTCTTGTCCTAATTGCCCTGCCGATACTTGCCCTGTTCCTGCCAGTCCCGCGAGACGGTTGTACTCGTTGGCTTGGTTGTTCTCGAACTGATTGTAAGATTGCTGGTATTGCTGAAGCGCGTTGTTATAGACTTGCTGATAGTCAGTCGAGGCCAAACCTTGTGAATATTGGTCTAACGCGGTCGCTGTTCCACCTGATAAAAGACCTCCCTGCGCTGCCGCTGAGTTTTGGAGTGCTTGTTCTCCTTGCTGTAGCTGAAACTGATAGCCCGGAGTTGCGGCAGCTTGCTGCGCTGATGGCGCTTGGAATTGGCCTGTCCACGGTGTTAGCAGCCCTTGTCCTGGGGTATTTGTTAGACCTGAGAGTTCTCCGACCGCGCCCTGGCCCGCCTGAAGAAACGGAGCCTCATTAGCCTGCTGAGTTCCAAATTCCTGTTTCTGAAATGCTAAGGAATTTGCGGCCTCTTGCGCCTGTAACTGCGCCGCACTTTTAGCAGCACCGGCCTGCGTATTTCCTGAGATGATCGAACCGATTCCACCGATTGCGGAACCGATACCGATTGCTGCTGCTATTGGCATTTACTAATCCCTAGAAGTATGACATCCCGCAATTTCCCCTGTTTCATATAAGACTTCGGATTTATTCCGTATTCTTTCATTCCGCAGTCCAATGCATATTTGAGCGCGATGCGATTGTAAATGGGCACTTCTGTGACGATGCGTAAACACTCCGTATTGTCCCAAACCCACTGGATGCTCCCGAATCCCGCTCTCTTTGCAATGTCTCCATACGATTCCGGCAAGAAGCAGGTATGGACCTGCCAACAGATGTGATTCTGCGGAATGAGAATGAACACGCCCAAAGGCTTCTCATCCTCCGAAACCAGCAAATAGCAAATATCCTCAGTTTCGTTGGGCTTCCATTCTTCCGCGCTGAGTGAGTAATCATCTGTGACCGCACCGTAGACTTTGGGATGCGTGACGATGCTGCGCACCCTTTCCCAATCCCGCGTTCTCTCGATCTTCATATCGAGTAATAAGGCACCTTCACTGGCGTTCCGGCCTCATTAATACAGTTAAAAAAACCCAACGGGTTCGCAGGTAATGTAGCTGCTCCAGCGGTCGCGGTAGTAGCCGTTGGCCCGGTCAGATTGAGAGTAGGAATGCTAACCGTCCCCGTGAACGTCGGATTGGCAAGCGGTGCAAGTAAAGCCTCTGCTGCTTCTGCTCTTGCCGTCTCTGCGGTGATTGCTGCGGCGTTAGCTGCTTCAGCGGCCTCGGCACGCGTCGTCTCGGCGGTAATGTTTCCCTGTAGAGTCGTCTCCTGCGCTTCCGCTCTTGTCTTTTCTACCGCGACCGCTGAATCTGCATATTGCGTCGTGGCGATTTGCTTGCTATTGGTAAGAGGAGGGGCTGTTGGTGCTGTAGGAATACCCCCTAGAACGGGAGAAATGATCGGGGCTGTTCCTCCTAGGCCTACGTTCTGCGCTACAAGATACTGCTTCCACTGAAAGTTGAAATACCCCTGCTTATCAACGGCAGGCGCGTTGAACAATGCGTCCAGCGGAGTATTAACGCCTTGAGGCGTTGAAGCCATCAGCTAACCTTCCGCAAAGAGTCAGAAATTCTGGAGCTGGGCAGCGTATAGCCTGGCTCAGCTTCTAGGTAAGCGTCAACGATGCGCCAAGGAATCGGGTCAGTCATGCTGATTTCATAGACTCGATTGCGAGATTGTCCCAACCTTCGCCAAATGACCCGTGTCTTATATTTGCCTGCCTGCCCGCAACCCACCGCGTAGGTGTTCGACCATGTGTGCCCGGAATCGTCGGACCAGCGCAGATCCATCACCGGATCGCGGGGATTTCCATTTCCATCAAGCAGCGGAGGAATCGGTCCTAATCCGGTTTCAACGTCAACCTGCAACTGATTGTGGTGGATGCGCTGGTTTTCATTGGAGACAATCGGCGCTCTGCGGATACGCTTGATCGGCTGGCCCATATCCGTGAGATATTTAATGTTCATCTCATAGATGTTTCCGCTGTTCCAGTCGCCTACGAGGTGCTTTCCGAACGCAAAGGTGTAGCACTGCGAAAGATGCGCGATGGGAATACCGCCGTTGAGGTAGCTTACTTCGTGCCAGAGTCCGGTTGCGGCGTCATAGCGCCAGGACTTGCTTGGCGTCGGGAAGTAGACGTGCCAGAAGGTGTGACCTTGATCTTGGTAACTGTAAGCGATTGCATCGGATACTTTAGAATAACCCTGCCATGCAAACTCAACTGCATGAGTGCTGATACGAGCTGGCGTGTATCCGTTGGCTCTCCACGCAATTGCACTTCCACGAGAGTCTTGTCCGAGCCAGAAGACGGAATTGTCAAGAAAGCTGATGCTCGTACCACTGACGGCTCCTTGCTCAATGAATCCTCCCGGTACAGGCAGAAACGGCGTGATGGGCTGCCCTGCATCATAATACGCCTGAGACTGCTTGGGGCCAAAGAAAATCGGCTGGCGGTAAGCTACGATCATGCCCACAATGTTGTCAGCGAATACCGAGATGATCGACTGACTGATCGGATTCCATGAGAGCGCATTATCAAGTGCGGAGACCGCGAATCTTCCTGAATTAGCCGTTAGCGCGATAAAGAAACCATCGACATAGAAAACCTGCGAAACTGGCTGGTTATACGTAGTCGGGTCAACGGGCGTTAGGGCATTGGTCGTCAGATTGAAGACGTACATCACCCCTGCGCTGGCAAGCAGAATCTGATTCGGCCCCGCTGCGAATGAGACGATGGAATTATCATTGGCTATCGTGCTTTGATGCGTCGTTGTGCCATTGGATAAAAGCTCGTAGAAGTTGACACCACTAACAGAGAATGCTCTCCCGTTATACTGAAACAGCCCGCGCACCGAAGGACCTGACAAGGCGTAGGTCGTGAAATTTCCCGGCGAGTGATACATGCTCATCGGAGACTTTCCGTTGGGGTCTTCGTTTGTCTCGCAGTAGAGATTTATGCACGCATCATCGGCAGCATTCGGCGACTGACTTGTGTAACTTCCCGAAGTCGTGAATCCGAATCGTGCCATTTATCTCCCCGCTGGCATATCAGAAATCCAGTTATAAAGTCCCAGTTCTGTCCCTGCCACCACTGCCGGGTCACATCTCAGATCGATTATCGGCGTATTGATAGTCTTGACGATTGATTTTGCTTCCTGAGCTATTGCCGCAACACCTTGAATCAATTGCAAAGACGTACCAGGGAACTCCATCGCTAAATCCACAGCAAGATTATAGCGGAGAGCCTTCTGATAGCCCGGAGGAAATGCTAGCTCCGTGGTGAGATTTGCAGGTGTGGTGAGAACCGCCCACGGATAGATGGTTATATCTACCTGCGTGTTCGGAATGGGCCAGAAGCTAAGGTTTCTCCACGGGAATGCATTGTCATCCCAACAGTACTGGGGCAGGGAGCTTTGGATGTTCTTAACTGGTATTTCCTGCCATTGCGCGGTCGTCAAATATTGCAAAGGCAGCTCCAATGGTTGCGCTTCATTACCAAGAAAGATAATCCCCATCCTCTCGATAGATGGCGCTCGGTCAGCGTTGAAATCAGGCGGCGGAAATGACGGAGGAATAGTCTGCGCTCCGTATGTATAGACTTGTTGGCCAGAAACCAACGGGAAAACTAATCGCGGAACCGTGTAAATCATCAGCCGTTCTGCATTCCACGAATCCACCATGTCCTGAAAAACTGCCAGCGAATCCGCCTGCTCTGCTGCACTGGGTGTTTCACCCGATGCAAGCACACCAATAAGGCGCAATGCACTCGAAATAACGTCAAGCACGGTGCGCGGTATCGGAGGCGGATTCGAGGGAACGACTGGCATTTTACTTACGTCCTCGGCGCTCCTGTCCCGTAGGAGACATGCCTGCCTTGTGTCTGCGTTCAGGACCGCTTTGCGTCGGAGAATACTGGACCATAGGTACAGCCTGAGGGACAGGTTTTTGAGCAGGTTGATTAGCAGGAACCGGATTGGCATGAGAAGGTGGCGCAAGGTTTTTAGCCAGTGCCACTCCCCGCCGCTCCGTTCCGCTTGGTCCGATTCCTGAAACATTGCGGCGCTCGGGGAACTTCCGCGAAGGTTTGTAACCGTACACATAGCCTTCGGCCTGATCCGGTGTATGCACTTTCTTGCTCAAGTCTGGATTATCGAACTGCTCGCCTTCCAGCGCCTTTTCTTCTTCTGCGCTGTTGACGATGACACCTTTCGGATTCTTTGCGCTATAGACCCAGCGCGGATAATCTCTCATTTCACTATCTCCTTTGTGGAAAGGGCTGCGCTCGAATAAGCCGTAGCCCTCTCTAGTTTGTAAACTTATGCGAGCCTCGATGGGTACCAAAGCGATGTTGCCGCATCATAAACAAACGTCACTGTTGATCCCGCCGTTGTAACCGTTCCCGCAACCGCGATGTTTCCCGCAGCCGTCCAAGTCCAGACACCATCAGCGATAACTGTGATCGGCCCTTCCACAAAGTTAGCGGGAAGGTTGATCGTTGCTGTCGCCGTGGTTCCTGTTACGTGGAAGAAAGCCCCTGGAGGGGTGATTGCAAGTGCCGATGCCACGGGAGCATTAATGCCCTGATAGCGAGGTAGCCCAACCGCGAAAGCGGAAATGGTCGGCTGGAAATTGGGGAAATCAGAGGCGGCTTCGCCAATCAATACGCCTTGCGTATTGTTGTGCGCGACAGCTTGAGTTCCTTGCACTCCACGAATGACCGTCACTGTTCCCGCTACCGGGATGCCCGTTACTTGCATCAACTCACGGTCAACAAACAGAAAACTTCCAACGCCCGTAGTGTTGACCGGTGCGCTGATATTCGTTGTGCTTGCGACCGCGAACTGTGTCTGATAAGCATTGATTGCTGCTGAGAGTGTAGTGCTTGCGATAGCCATTGTCAGTTGTCCCCCTTATCCCGAAATCCGGCAGGCCAACTGAGCATACAAAGTTGTCCAGCCATAGAGGAAATCAAGCCGCAACGGGAAGCGGTCTTGGTTGATGTCGTAAGCGCGGACCAGACGAATCGAGAGTCCCAGTTCCTTGTCGCTGATACGTTCCGCCATATCCACGCCACCCGGCAGAGGCAGGTCCGCGCAAGCCATCGCAAATGCTTCCTTATGGAAAAGCATGTTTTGCGTGGTCAGCGTCGAGCCTGCTCCGTAGAAGGTCAATGCCGCGCTGGTTGCGGGCGCAACATCGACTGTCTGGAACGGGCCTGATGTGGTAATGGCCGGGGAAATCTGAAGCGTGACCGCTCCGCCGCTCGCTGTCGCACCTGCGGTGACAACGAATTGCTGGAGTATCCCGGTCGATGAATAGTTCTGCGGGTTGACGCTGTGCACACCGGCGATTGTGAAGATGTCGCCTTGTGCAATCGTCGCTGAACCCGTAAAACCAACTACCGAGAGAGAAGAACCAGTCTGAGCCGAGCCTGTCGTTAGAGTGGTCGGTGTACCAACGAGCGTGCCAAGCGTATAACTCGCCACGTTCTGGTCCATGTACCATTCACCGCCCGCCGTAGTGCCCATCTTGCCGCGCTTGTACTGCGACGAGATTTCTCTCGAGGCTTGGAACAATCCCTTGAGTGCATCGACGATGGTTGCTTCTGCAAGCGGGTTCAAAATGAAATACCGCTCGTCATCGTCCGGTGCCGCGGAATTGCTGAGTGCGACTTGGGCCTGAAGGTAGGTCAGGAGTTGGTTCGGCGTGGTTCCCGGTACCCCCACGTTCTGATAGACGTTAACGTACTGCTGAAGGCCGTCATAGTCCACCTGGTTTGCGAGCGACGATACAGCAGGCTTGACGAAACGCTTGCTGAAGTCGTCAATCGAGAGCGCGAGATCCTGGGAACTGAATACGAATGACCGCTGGCCTTGTGTAGTGAGAACCAACGGAACGGATGTTTCTGTAACGTCCTGAAGCTGCAATCCTTGGCCGTCTGTCCGAATGAATCGGGGAGGCTTGCGGATATTCAGTACGTTTCCAATCTTGGCGCCTGCCTTCGCATAGTAGTCGTCGTATTGACGCTCCACTTTGTCGGCAAACACCAGATTGTTGACGAGAATACGCAGGGCTTCCCGCGTAATCATAGAAATCGTCAATAATTGGTTGGCCGTATGGATACCTCTCCTTTAGAAACGTCATCGGCGTCCCTTTGCCCTGGCTTCCTGCTCGTTCCGAATGCGGATGTAGTCTTTCGGAGGCATTTGCTCAAGCGGGATGGATGACCGAGTAGACGAAGCACCCACAGGTGCTAACGGCGCAGGCGGCTTCGGCTTTGGTTTCTCGTTATGAGAGCGTCTAGATTCCGGGTTGAGTGATTCCGCAATCTGGCCTACTTTACGAACGGCTGAAAGAGGAGTCATATCGAGCAATTCAGCGCAGATTTCCGGGTGTTTAGCTAAGTGATAGGCTACATCCGGGCCATTGTCCATCTCGATAACAGCCAGTTGCACGCTGGCGGGGATTTCCAGATCGTTATTCACGACCGTTTCATCCCAGTCCTCATACTTGCCGCGTGCCTCTGAAACCTTGCGGTTATAGGTATCGTAGGTGGTTTTTAGCTGGTCCTGCTGCGCTTGCTTTTGCTCTTGTTCCTGCTTCCATACGTCCCTGGCATCGGCCCATTCATCAGCGGTCTTACCAGCATTCAGAAAGTCTTGTAGTTTCGGAGGGCCAGACGGTTGCGCGGCTGGAGGGGTTTTATCCCCTGAGGCATGCTTTGCGCGCTCTTCCGCAAGTTCCCTTTCCGCCTTTTCTGCACGCGTTTCAGCAGCATGATTTCGGGCGGTTAGTTTGTCTATCGTTCGCTGGTATTTACTCTTGGGCTTATCCTTCGGCTTTTCGCTCTCGGGAGTTTCTGCCGTTTCCGGTTCGGCAGCGGTTGTGACAGGAGTTTCCTCCGTCTCGGATGCTTCTACTTCTGGTTCAGGAGTCTTTGCGGGAGCATCAGGGGTGATGGGAGTTTCGCGCCAATTCTCAGACAACGCGTGCTCCATCTCTTCCTTGGTGCTGGTCGTACTTGTCAAAGTCGGTGCCATGATTTCCTCGTTAGCTCGTTACGGTAATTCCGGTTGATCCAACGATCTGCCACTTGCCTTGATAGGCGCGCAGAATGACTCCTGCTCCGGCATGGGCAGCAAAAGTCAACACGCCCGTTCCAGCAGCACCCGTTTGCAGGTTGCCGGTTGAAGTCAGCGTGTGAGCAAATGCCGTGTTGGAGAAAATAGCGAGCGTCAATCCGTCATCTGCCGTCGCAATCGGGGCCACAAGCGTCATGGCATCCGCGCTGCCTGTGTTGACGATGAAATTCCCGCCATTCGCCAGATATGGGTTGACCGCATCCGTTGTTCCGCTTAAGACCGTAATAGTGGAACTCTGGAGCGGATCGCACTGAACAATGTCGCCCATTTCCGCTTGGTCGAATGAACCGCCTGCATGATTAAAAATTCCTCTCGGCATTACTGTTGACCTCCTTGGTCTCCGTTCTGTTGCTGTTGAGCACCTTGAACTGCGGCCATGCCTAACTCATGTGTCTGATCAGAAGCTTGTGATTGCTGATCTGCTCCTTGCTGTGATTGCTGCTGTTGCGCAGCCGCCTGCGCTTGCTGTTGGGCAAGTTGCTGGGCGTGGGCATGTTCGGTAGCCTGCATTCCTGCTTCATGAGCCGAGCCATGCAGTTCTTTATAGACTTCCAGATAAATCTGCGCTCGTTCAGCAGCAGATTGAGCTTTTGTATTGATTTCCGCAACAGCGATCTGCGCATCGATTTTGGCCTTCTGAATGACCAGATCCACATTGGTCTTCATCTGCTCGATTGCAAACTTCCCCTGCTGCTCGACCTGCTTGGTATTGATGATCTGCTGTTGGTCTTGTGCCAATTTGGTTAGCTGCGCGTGCTGCGATCCTAATTGGGCAAGCTGCTGTTGGGCTTGCTGAAGCTGTGCTTCTGGAGACTGATCTTCTGAATCTTGTAGTTGCGGAGGAAGAAGTTTTTTAAGACGCTTGCTAATTTCCTTCGCCTGTGGCCAGTCCATATCTCCTACAATCAAGTCACCGATTGCTGGCATAATCTGCGGAACCGCATTTACAAGAGCGAGCATCGATTCCGCGGCCTGTTGTCGCCGTGATTGATATGAAGGACCAACCGTGAACGTCACGTCGTAGCGACCTGTTCCAATGTCGTAAATCTTCTGAATCTCGGGGTTCTGCGCTGAGATATTCTTTACTGCTTCGTCTTCATCTTCGTTTTTGGAATTGTACAAACCCACATAAGAAACTGTGCCATCGGGTTTGATTATGCGTTGAATCCTAGAAGCCGAATAAACTTCTGGCATCAACTCGAAAACCACGCGCATTTCATAATCCATCGCAACGGACAAATTGTCCGAATAGTTCAAAGTCGATACATCGCCCTGCTTCTGGCGCAACATCACGGCCTTACCGGATTCATCAGGCTTCGGCCTTCCCACATTGGCGTCGTTCAGGCCAGTAGTAGCCTGCAAATCCGTTCTGGCGAGCGTCAACATTTCGGCCATACCCTGAACACCTGGTTCAACCACGTTCCTTTCAGGACCGGGGAGTAGTTGACCGCCTATCATCACGGCCTTGCGCGTTAAAACAGCCATGTTCCGCACATTAGACTGCTCCCACTCGCGCTCATGGCCTTCTAGCTGTCCTTCATAGGCCAGCCAGGGAGCTTTGGGGGATAGCGATATGCGTTCAGTTAATGCGGAGTTCCAGAAGTTGTACTGTCGCGCAGGGTCTTTTGCTCCACGAACCAAGCCGGAAATCTTCTTCTTTCCATTTACGATTATATTCTCGCCGTAAAACGTAATTATAGGTATAAGGGTGCCCTTGTAATCGTCGCGCTCGTCTAGGATGTCGAGACCACTGATCTTTGCCCAATTAACTTTCCGTGTCTTGCGGCCTTTGTCTCCCGGTTTTTCATCAACCCAGAAATACTCCGCGATGCGTATATGCGGTTTGCCGTCAATCGTCTGCGCCCAAGGCGCTGCGGAGTCTCCAATGCTTTCATATTCGCTAAGGTTGGCTGATGCTCCATACTCTGAATCGGGAAATTGGTTCTTGAAATCATCGGCAAGTAAATCCTCGACGATAAAGCAATATTTAGCATCGGAATTGTCAAGTTCCGCCGCTGTCGGATCCCAATAAACCGCGAATTGATTAGGAATACGCTTGATGTAAATCTCTTGGTCTTCACTCTCAGGTGAAATCCAGTCGGTCAGAACTCGCCAGTGACCGAATCCAGTCCTAACTCCATGGTCATAGGCATATTGGCGAGCCACATCGGCGCGACTATTGACCTCAATGTGCCGGTAAACTCCCTGGATGATTTCGGCTGTATCAATGTCTGCGCCATCGCCCACCGGATTAACTTGCGCAGAAGGCTTTTGTTGGCGCTGCTCGTTGGTGACTTGTCGTAGGTATTCGGTGACGAGATTAGTGGTGAGGCACGGACGCCCATCTAGCTGGCGTTGAGCTTTAATGTCCATCGGCCATTGATTACCGATGGAAAATTCCAAGTCATCCAAGCACGCTCTTCGATTCTCTGCCTCAGATTCAGCCGCGAGCTTGAACCTATCGCGTGCCTTATTGAGAAATTCCTCCGTCTCACTAGGAATGCCCTTTTGTTTTTCTGTTACGGTTGGCATTTAGTTCAGCTTCGCTCCAATATCATCCTCGGTAACAAATATGCGGTCGCCTTCCTCAAAATCGGGTTGTTCGGCGGCTATCCCCGGCAGCATGACTACATCGCCTACCGCAACCTCGGTCACCTCCTTGCCGATAGCTAGCACTCGCGCCCAGCGTACCGTTTGAGTCTCAGTGAGGATGATCAGGCGCTCGGGAGTCGGAATGCGCTCTACCTGCAATCTGTTTTTCATCGGCTGAATCAATTCGCCCTCGCTAGATTCTTGAGTGGCACTACTTTCTCCCCGGCCTTGAGCTTGTACATCCCGCCTCGCTTGATCGTCTTGGTCTTCTTGAGCTTGTCAAAACTGCCTCGGAATATAGGCTGTTGCGGAGTTGCTATCGGCTGCTGTGTGCCCGGATTGCCCGTTACTGTTGGCGGTGGAGCGCCTGTTGGTTGTACGCCAATTCCGGGGCTTGGCTGATATGGCTGCGGAGTGGCAATGGGTTGCCCGAATCCACCACCGAAGCCAGGACGTGGCTCAATTCCAGAGTTCATGGCAGGCCTGCCGCCTAGGATGAACATTCAGACCTCACCAAGCACGGACTACAAAGCCTTTCGCCTAAGTCTTTGCAATCCTCACAACCGCAACGCTCTTCCTTTCCGCATTTAGGACAGATATGCGAATGGGAGACGATCATCGCGCCCTGGCCAGAGAACTGAGCTTAACCGCGTGTTTCTTGTCCCAACTGCGGCCTTTTGCCGTCTCTGTGTTTCCGCGCATGACGCCGAGCTTATTCATTACCTTGTACGGGATCTTGCTATTGGCGCCGTACTCTTTCTTGAGTTTATCTTCCAGAAACTTTGGCAAGTTTTGTCCCCAGCTTGCTATCCATCCACTGCTCGACGTTGGCTAGACGCTGCTCGATCTGTTCCAGCCGATGCATCAGCCACTTGATTTCGCCTTCATCCGCTTTAGGCAACTTCGCCCTCATGCTCGGGCATCTCCGCATTCTCAGCTACGTTATTCGGCTCGGCTTTGCCGCCCATCTCTGTACCGTGAGCCTGCAGGTGCTCTCCTAGCGTTTGGTGCGCGGCCATGAGCGTAGCCTGTGGAGGCATTTCATGCTTGAAATTGCCGCCAGGATGCTGCATCTCGATGTGGCCGTGATACTTCCCATACTTCTTGACGATATGCGCTCCAATTACTTCAGGTGCATGCTCTGCTGGTTCTGGTGCGCTTACGCTGATGGCTTCTTTATGCATCCTAGTTCTCCTCCACTAGCATCCAAGGTCGATCTACGGCGTGCCGCAATCTATAGCAGTTATCGCAGACCCAGCCATCTGGGTACTCAATGAATATGCGAAAATTCGATTGACGCTTGCAGTCCAAGCAATTGCCTAAATCCATGCCGAAATTTAGCTCATCCATGATTGCTGCACCTCATGTCCCCAGGTGCGAGGCTCTAATTGCTTCGGCTTAGGCAATACTTTCACTGAGAAGGTCATCGCCAGCATATCGGCCGAGTCCGGTGAATCCAGCCCTCGCGCTTTCATATCTTCCTTCTTCTCAAGCTGAACCTGGCCCTTGTTGGTGAATCCATACTCTCTGCTGGTTAGGTGGCTGTCCAGTTCTGCGTCGTCGGGGATTTCGGCTCCTTCACTGAGCCAAGCTCGCATAAGCCCCCAGCACTCGGCTGATTTATTGTAGTACGCGGCACTATCGTCCGCAGTAGCTCCCCCATGAAACTCAAACAGGCGGCTCGAATATCCTCGAAATCTGAGCTGGTCCACTGTTCCCGCGCCGAGTCCATCGCCATCAACAACGATAGCATCTGGCTTTTCAGTTTCGATATAGGCAATGGTTCTCTCGGCGACTTGAATCGTGTCCAATCCCCTAAGCTTGGCAAGAATTCCCAGCTTACGGCCTTGTCGCATTCCGATAACTGTCTGGTCGTCTCCGAAACGGGCCACATCGATCGATAACACTTTGGGCAGTGATTCGTATGCAGTCGCAACGTGTTTTCTACATGCTGCAACAATATCGCTAGGGATAAACTGGCTGCTTCCCGCTCTAGGGAACTCGCCACGTACCCGCACTCGCACGAAATCACTATCTTCGCCATAGTCAGCTATCCATTGCGCAATCTTAGCTTTGTTAGTGCCTTCGACATTGCGCGAGTCAATTTGGAAAGTAGTCCATCTGTGCTTACGGCTGCCGAAACACTCTCGGAAACGACCAGTATTTTGCGTTGGGTTGCCAAAGGCCAGCCAGATGATCTCTGTGTTTTCATCGGTCAAGGCTCCTTCGGTTACTTCCCACACAGGCGCTGCAATACTGCTTGCCTCGTCCATGATGACCACGATACGCTTGCCGAGGTTGTGCAAGCCTGCGAATGCTTCAGTGTTATTTTCGCTCCACGGGATCAGATCCAATCTCCAAGTGCGCTCATGCCCCGGATCTCTGACTGTAATGCTGGTCGCTTTTGTCTCGAACCAGTGGGCATTGATACCGAGCTTGAACCATTTCGTTATCTCAGGCCCAGTCTTGGTGGAAAGCTGCGTTCCCGTGTTCGCTGTGACGATAATCTTGCAGTCATCGCAGGTACTCATGGCCCAGTGGCAGACCATTGCTATTAACGCTGATTTGCCAATTCCATGACCTGATGCAACAGCAATCTGGCAAGGGGTGTACCGGGAGGACTTGTCCTGTAGATGTCGGCCAATATGCTGCAAAATCTCTCGCTGCCAAGGTCTAACGCCTGTACTTTCTTTGAGCACGCCTTCTCCCCAACCGTAAGCGTATTTGGTGAACTTGAGAGGGTCAAACGTGAGGTCTCCTATATCGCAGGCTAGAACCTGCTCGGCTGTTTCGGGCGTAAGTGTCTCAGCTAGCATCTTGGAGTAAACGCTGCCTACGCTGCTCCATCGTCTCAGCCAAGGACATATTTACGTTCAACTCAACCTGCTGTACGGGGATTCCATCAATGCGCTCTTGATTATTGCGGCGCTCTAGAACTCCCGCTACGCCGAGTTTCTTATCGCACATTGTCGCTACCGAAGCGTCTACCATCTGGCGCACTGTCTCGGGATCGTTGAATCGCTTTTCCATTTCCTGCTGATAAAGACTTTTGGGAGGACGACCGGATGGATTGCCTGAAACGCCTTTAGGCCACGGTGCAACAAGTCCGCGCTGATAGGCTGGTCTCGCGGTGTTAGCACCGTCTGACCTGCCCATCTTATCGTAGTTCATGCACGCAATCTCCCTACACGACTACGCGCAGAGTTTCGTAGGTTTTCTACGGATTGTCAAGAAAAATCAGTCAATGAGGTACTTACCAGAATATTTGTGGGATCTCCACAGTTCCAAGACATCCTTAGCTTTACCGCTCAAAATGTCCTGAGTTGTAAAGCGCAAGACCGTATAACCGAGCGCAGAAGCATGATTGTACTTGTCGCAATCGTTCTGAAAGCCCGTGCCGGTCGTATGCCGGGAGATTTGAAACGTGCCGCCTTCGCATTCGATCAGTAACATGGCCTTGGGGATAGCGTAATCTGAGCGCCATCTGCGGGTTGGCTCGAACCGGTATTCTTTCTCTACTACGCCGACGTGCAAGGCCCTTAGATCTGCACCAAGGATTATATCCATCTCAGACAGGCCGCTGCCTTTAGGCTGATGGAGCTTCATGTGCGATGGGTTATATCTCATATCTGCGCGAGGATGTCGGCCTCGTTCAACGCGGGCATTATTGTATCCCCAGCGCGATTTCTATAATCGCCAGCACGAACATGACGAGCCAAGCTGTGATGACGAACCCTAAATATATTTCTACCAGCTTGCTCATGGTTTCTTCCTCTCCTCGCCGGGTTCCATGCACCACGCGGTCTGATAGTTCTCTGCCGCTTCCGCTCTCCAACCCTTCGGGCACTGCCAGTGTCCTGAAGCTGTCGTTCCATCGGGCTGCTTGCTCATGCAGATTGTATATTGCTGCCAGCAGGCGTTCTTTATGAACACAGGCTCAGGGCGAGAAACTTCCAGTGTGACGCAGGGCTGCGGTCCAAGCCAAACAGTAGGAGGCCATTTGAAGGTACGCGGTTCGCTTCCTGGATGTATGCAGCCAAACTCATCGGTCCAGTTACTAGTTGAGTTGAGAGACGGGTCGAAGGCGGGACAGGTAATTGACTGTACCTGTACTCTTGGCAGTCTCGCTACTTCTGGCCTCTCCTGCTCAGCTATGTGTAACGTCGCACGGATGCGTGATATTTCTTGGGGCGTGAAGTCTGTGCGACACTCAACGCAGGGCTTGTTAAGTTGCGACTGCATATTTGTGGGGTGGCAATAAGGTGCACAAGTAACACCCTCACCCTCTATGAAGCCGTTATCCTGCAAATCAGCGAATGTCCATTCAACGTGGTAGTGGTTTTCACTTTGACCAAACGTGCCACATTCCCCCTTCGCCCAAAATATGCAGGGATTAGCGTGTATCGACATCACAATAAACATCACAGCAGTCAGCATCGCTTGGCTCCCTCGGCTACCTTGCTGCTCATTTGCGCCTCCAGTCACAATAAGTCTTATAGGCTAATCCTCCGAGAAATAGCAGCATTGCAAACAGAGCGTACATGCCCAAGATTATCCACTGGTCAAGGTTCATTCCTTCCCCTCCTTGGCGGCTGGCGGATTGGTACGCCGCAGCGCACGAATATCATCTCTGATTGCTTCTGCTGCGGTCCCGCTCGCTGATATTTCTTCTCGACTAAAATAAGCTTCATACGGTTGCTTCTGTTCGCGATGACACTCAGCAATCTTGGCGCACGTTTCCACGGCATCTTTCCAGACCTCATCCGCTTCCTTGCCCGCCAGCACAGGCTTGCGATAAAGTGGGACAACCGAATACTTCGGCTCGGCTTCATCTAAGCTCTCATTCTCTTGGTCTACATCTTCTTGGGCGCTTTCCAAGTCCCCATATACGCAACTCTCACCGTCGTGCCAAGCCCCACTCGGCTCTGCGATAGCATAAAGCCAAGGTTCATCCGCTTCCTTCCGCTCAGGCACGCCTTCAAGAATGTTTTGCAGATGTTCCGCTGCCAGATTGAACCACTTTGTCACCTTCTCTTGGCTTTCTTTCGACAGACTCCTCCACTCTAAAAGGAGTTCCTCTGAAGGCAAGGCACCCATCGCAATAGGGCGGGTATCCGCGTTCGTTGAGGTGCCCGCACTTTCCGCAGTACCACATTGTTCCTCCTTCCGCTCAGGGTGGGCCAGCCGCAATTCATCCCGTTCGTTCCTGATACAGGCAATGCAGTTATCGAATGGTTTTAACTTTCCCTCTGCGTCCAGATTCTTATGCACGGGACACAAAAGTTCTGAGCTTTCATCAAAGGGAACAAATGCATGTGACGCCATTCTTATTTCAGTGTTCTTATTAGTGGTATCGTGAATTGTGCTCTCTCGCGGAGCATTGCATCTGACACAGCAGCCTTTGTCCGGCTTAGGGGCATTCCAGACTTCCGCAGGGGGCTGTGATGCCGCTGCCTGCCGCGCCTGAAAGCTGCGTACAGTCTCGATTGCAGCTTCGATGGCAGCGGGCCGCACTTCCTTCGCGGTAAGAACAGCACGTAGAGTAGTCTCCCATTCGCTTGGCGGGGCTAGAGGCTCTGTGGGCTGGACGGCTGGCGGATTGGTACCAGGATATTTGTCTTTCATTTCGCGTACAGCAACCGCTGCATAATCGCAATGAGAACAGCAAAATGGAGCATTCATCTTCTCCATGCAACGTGCTACTAACATTTTGGCGCACGCTTCCACAGCAGCATTCCAGACTTCCGCACGCAACTGATTCAGGTCATCCTCGTGTAGAATAGCTATCCGGTCGGCACCGAAAGAAATCTTGAGTGGCTCAGTCATTTTATTCATCTCCCTCCTTGCCTCATCGCAGAAGCCATCCTCGTACTCCGCCATAGATGCGATTCTTCTTGCACTGATAGCAAAGCCAGAAACAACTGCCAAGCCATCCCATTGCGCTTCCATCCACTGGACAGGTTAGCTCCGGCCAACCATTTGCATCCCAAGTCAACTTCGGCTTCCGGGCTTCGCTCATCCCTTCCTCCCTTTTTCAGATTCCGCGCTCGGCAAAAACAGTTCAAAACAATTCAAAAGCATGTGCGCTTGACTTCGAAGTCCACATCGCGCAAAGGCAAAATCTAAACCCTGAATACAGGTGGATGCAAATTTATGGCCAGATGTTCTTCAAGTTGCTTCCGATACATTTCTACGGCCCTTTTTAATTGCCCATCCAGAAAGTCGTGAAAGGCAATTACGGCTTCAGGAGGCAAGTCCATAATTCCCCCTTCCTCGCTAATGAATCCATTCATCTCGCACCACACATAGAGCATCTGAGCCGTGTCACACACCATTGGTTTCATTCGACCGCCGAAAGACCATTCGCTCATATCGACCTCGCCCATGCGTGCCCCATAAGAACGGCCTTAAAACGCTTTGCCAGTAGCCTCTTTCTCGCTTCGATCTGAAGGTAAAGATCGTAATGAATCAGGCACAGCATCGTGCGCTCCTCAACAGGCTTTAGTCCTCCGCAAGCACAGCAACGCAGGCCATCGCGGATGATGGAGATCTTCAATCTGTCACCACTTCATGTTCGCAGGCTGCGTTGTTAATCTCCTTTATGAGAAAAAATCTTTTGGCATCACATCCGCGTTCTCGATAGTGGGCAACTAAAACTTGGTCTGGCCTATCCCACACGCGAACATGGAAAATCTTTCTAGATTGCTCTTCTCTTTCCTTAGCGGAATATAAAGGCGAGCCATTATAAAATTCTCGTGTCACTGGGTGAACGAGGGACCTCAATCGTGCTGGTTGCCAGTCGCTCATGCTTTGCTCCCGTTCGGCGGTCGATCCGGTTGAGTGGTCCAGCGAACCTGTACGTGCTCCATTGCCAGATGACAAGAAATCAAGTGTCTCCATTCCGCGTTGTGCATACAGTCGCAGCGTTTGCCTGGTGAGCTTTCTTTGTGGTGCCATGATCCGTGGTTGTGTCCCGGCTCTGGGCTTGCATATTTTCCGCACAGAGTACAGATTCCACCGAAATGATCGCAAACTTCTGCCCTGCGAGTAGACTTATCAAGTCCGAACAGGATGTCATGGGCTTGCCCGTACTTTTCCCAACTGCGATAGCTGCGAGGATCTAGGAAGTTGCGCTCGGCAGTTGCCATCGTATCCCGCTTGAATCCCCGCATCCCCTGCGGCCTGCGAGGGCGCTTAACGGGCTTCAAATACTTTAGCTTGGTGGTTTTTCGCGTCATACGCCCTTACCTTTTAGGAAGCGACAATCTATAACTTCTCCGTTCAGATCGAGACCATAGAAATCCTGCTTGTCAGGCAAGCCGTGAGACATCGCTATTTCGTTAAGCCTTTCTTGCATAAGCTGACGAGCTTTCGTTGCCCAATCCATGCTCCCGCCTAACCAGATAGCCGGAGTGTTTCTGGCTGCTATGTTTAATTCTTGAACTTCGTCAAATTCCTCATCGCTCAGAAATACACCGGTACGCTTCACCTCTGAAGGAAGTGAAGATGGTTCTGATTTCTTGGTGTGTTTCACTTTACCCCCCCACACGCTGCGCAGAAAGAGCCAGAGTCTTCTCACCGCACCCTCCCGCTTCGATAATCTGCCGCTGTCAGCTTGCACCTAACGCCATCCTCAACCACATAAGTATCCTTCGCATCGAATCGCTTCTGCCTCCTGAACCAAGTAACCAAAAACCGCTTAACATTCCTCGGCCTGCGTGACGGAGCGCATGTCAGCAACCAGCTATCTGCATCTCGGTACGCGCTCGGCCTATCCACCTCAGGAAAAAGGTCGGCCAGCAATTCATTGGTTTCTCGACTCACTTCCAGTTGACATCCCCGATACGCGGGAAACAAGTCTGGCTGCATGTCTTTTCTCTCTCCGATTGTCAGCTAGGCACTTGTGACAAATGCGATGATATTTCTTCTTGCCACGAACTGAATAAGTCTCAATCGCGCTGTAGGCATGTCCGCGAGGACACCGCGTCTTTCTTAGGTTAAGCGATGATAGACTCGCACTTCGCTGGTTGTTTTCCCACATGCTCACATCTTCTAGGTGCGCGGGATTTACGCATCGTCTGTTACCGCAAGTGTGGTCTATGGTTTGTTTCCTCGGAACGCCGTGGGCCAGGATGTACGAAAAGCAGTGCGCATAAATGTTCTTTCCGTCCAGTCGGAATATACCGTATCCTCCGGTCGGGCCGATAGCTCCAGTCCACTCCCAACAAACCGGGCCTTTATCTACAAAAGACCAGAACCTTTCTGCGGCAGTGCGCTTATCTTTCATGCGTCTCCATCGAGACAATCAGTTGACGGCCTGAATAAGCATCAGCGAACAGCCGCATACATTTTTTCTCGTGAAAGGTCTGAGACGACGAGTAACTTCATTCCCTTCTCGACTAGATTCTTGCCTAAGCTAGTTGCGCATAGACCGCTATCACAGTTCTCGACGCATTGCACATAATCAAGTTCGCGAATACATTGGTAGAGCAACTCCTGAAGATTCATGATGTACAATATGTCAACGTCGTTCACTTTCGCCTCCGATAGATTCAATCTTCAAAAAGGCTCTGCGTACGAATTCCCTTTTGCAGTTAGCAGTACCTGCCGCTTACAACAGCCAGACAGAGCCTTAGTATCTTGTGGGCCGTAGCCCCTGCATTGAGACCGGGACGTATTCGGTTAGACGGAAAGTAAAGCTCGGTTGAGGCGCGGCACCGTCTGTAGTTCGCCTCTCTTGTCGGGTTAGCGGCCCGCTGTGCGCCATTACACCAAACCGAGAATATTGTCCGAATGCCGCATCGACTAGCGGCCCGTTGCCCGGAGTTTCGGCACTGTAGACTGCATTGCTTTCCAAGGTGTTTGGCCCGTAAGTGGGCAAGGCATAACTTGGCTGAACGCCCCGCATAAGCGAATTGTAGGTGAGTTTCATCTCGCCAGATGCTTCTGCGAAACCTGCCAGAGACCGTGAACTGGGAGCACCTGGCGAGGCAATCGACCAGCTCGCCGGTCCCTGGACGATATCGCGTGTTCATCATAGAAAAATCCTCACCTCAATGCAAGCCCTAATTTGGGTTCTGTAGCTGCACAAGATTACCCGTCAAAGTCAAAACATTTGCGCTTGAGAGCAAAGTCCACTTCGCGCAAAGTCAAACACGCACTTCCTCATCTTCGGGCAGCTTGCTCGTTTCTTGCTGCCACTTCCACAACGCCATTGCGTGCAGAAACGTATCTAGCTGGCTGCCGAAATATCCGGGAACATCCACAGGTTCAAAATCAGGATCTTCTTTTGTCTTCGGAAGCCTCAAGATTAATCCTTTCACTGGAAAGCCTATTCGCATTTCAAGAACACATTGGCGGTAGGCGATATTTTGCAAATGACTCTCCGCATAAACCGCCCTCCCAGTCTTCCAATCGAGCAAAGTCTCTACGCCGTCCACGAGCGCAAGTAGATCCGCGGTGCCCGCATAGCCGTATTGAGTGCTCCATACCGTGCGCTCGACCCAAATAGGCTTTAGATTGACCTTCTGCCGCCATTTCTGCCACGAGGCATAGGCGATTTGCGCTTCTGGCCCAATCTGAGGGCTTGGACCGACTTTCTGACACAATTCCCCTCTTAGGCCCCATTCAATCAAGCTGTGTAGGTCTGAGCCTATCTCTCCTGCCTTCCTGAGAGCCTTGGTGTGCGCCTTTTCCTTTCCAAGGGCATTCTGAAGCATCAGGGCAAAACTGGCCGACTTTACCTCTGGCCCAGCTAGTTCGTGGAGTTTGCCCGCTTCGGCTATGACCATCTCCCGCTCGACCTTGGCTGACCACGCGACAAGGGCAGGTTTCGACAGAACCGACAGAATGGAAGTAACGCTGGGAAGGCGCAGCCCATTCACGTCGTAAAACCTGCCCCGTGGCGTGTCGTGCCTAGTCAATCTCGTGCTCCACTTCTGCCGCTTGCAGTTTCCCGTTGAGAATGTCTATCTCATCCAGCGCCCGGCAGAGCGGGCATGGGTCTTCAAGTAAATAAGCGACCGAGCAATCTTGGTGTATAGAGCAAGTCGTGATCGTTGGCATGGTTCTCTCCTAAAAAGGAATATCGTCATCTGCAATTTGCGGAGCCACTTCCTGCGTGAAATCTTCTTCTGTTTCGGAATATTCCCCAGTCTCTTTGTTCGGACGGTTGCACTCACGAACATAGTCAGGCGGTACGGTCATCCGTTTCGCTCCGTTAGAAGCGCGCATCACGACTTGCGGGTAAGCGTACGGCCCATCCTCGCCCTGATCGTGGGCAACCTGAATCTGGCATTGCGCGCCGAGGACAGTCTCGAGGTCAAATTCGTCAAGCTCCTCGGATGTGAACTTCCGGCCACGCCATACTTCAAGCATCTGCCGAAGATTCGCTTTCTCGTGCAGGCTGTTGGTATATTTCTTTGAAATCATGTGCGGTTTACCGTCGCTGCGTTTCGGCTGTGCATCAATGAGCCATCGGAACTGAACCTTCGGTTTCGGCCCCCACTGCGTTTCCATGATTCCCTTATCCACGACATCAATGCAGACTCCGGGCCACAAACCTTCCGGCGCTGGTGAAAACTTCTTCTGCTTCCTTGCGTAAATGGGCATTCGTCTTTCTCCTTTGAATTTGCTCGCCCGCGATTTGGACTTTGCTCTTACGCGGGCCTATTTGTCTTTGAACTGGTACAGCGGTTTGTACGGCACAGCTACAGCCTGCTGAATAGCATCGGTCCTTGCTTGGGCAAACAAGTCTTGAAGCCAGCAGGTCGCAGAGCTTTGACATGCCGGGCAATCTCCGGTGAGCGAGTCGGCACGGCTGAAGATCATGCGGCAGTTCTCACAGTAACGGGCATGTTCTAAAAGTATTAGGTTCATTGTTTCTCCTTTAAGGCCCATACCGTGGCCTTGTCTCTGCGTTCTCCCGTGCGAAAGATCTTGCCCTTGGCCTCAAGCCCCTTCATGCGGGGAGAGATTGAGTCGCGTGGACACTGTATGCAACTTGCCAATTGTTTCGTTGTTTGCGGGCCGTGCATGTCCAAGCAGGTTATAATCTCCCACTCCAAGCGTTCTACGTGCACCTTTGCAGCCGCAGACTTGCTTGTTTCAGGGTCACTACGGCGGCTTCGTGCACTCTCAGGGGTATTGAACAAGGTTTCTTGCGTCATCACTTTGCCTCAATCATGCGCTCAACGAGAGCCAATGCAGACTCTTGTAGCTTCTTAACGGTAGGAGCTAGTTTTGCCCTCGCCGCAGCCCTCGCCGCATCCCTCGCCGCATCCCTCGCCGCATAACAGTCCTCTAAAAACGCATCGAACGGACGCCCAAAGCA